CGAGAGGACGAGGGTTGTCCCCCAAGAACACCTAAAACACTCCGCCATCGACCGCATCAGGAATAACCCCTTGAGCATGGGTCCATGTTCCAGAAGCAGCGATGGAAGTGCGGAACTTGTGGAACCGACCTGAATTCAAGGCAGGGATGTGCCCCGTAGTCTCCTGAGCGTTCGCGCTATCGAATGTAAGCGCGTTGTTCAATCTCTCGACACTTCCCACAGCACCCGTCAAAGTCCCGCCATCTACTAACGGCGTGAACCCATTGCACACCGCCCTACGTCCGGGCACTAGCTGAACCTCACCTGTTTCTAGCGTTGCAGCGATATTTGCCCCGTCAAACGCCTTCATAGTATTTGACCCGTCAAAAGCAGTGATGCGGGACTTCCCGCCAAGGAATGCCTGGGAGTCGAGGCTGAGGGTTAGAGTGTCGATACTTGTGCTAAAGCCGTCCAAGTCTTCCAGGGATAGGCTCTCAAGACCCGTGAACACCATCTCTGTCGTGATGTCAGAATATGCCCACCGGCCAGAGGGCCAATGGTACAGAACAATACGGTCGCAGTTAGGGAAGGCCCCCGTAGCGTTGGTGGTGATGACCGTCCAGTAAATCAGAGAGTTCTTAGCGTCCACGGCCCCCGTTATCCGGTAGAAGAAATCAGCCGAACTAAGGTTGTCGAATAGCCACTTACTTACCTTCCCGTGGCTTATCGGGCGCGTAACACTGCCGTCAAAGACAAAGAACCCGTCATCCGACAGGAAGTACGTCAAGCGACCCCACGGCACTACCGACCCCGGCGCAATCGTGCCTCTGTTCTGCTCTACCCATGTAATCTGGAATATCTCAGGAGAGCCAATATATTCTATGCGGTGAATGGCATTCTGAGAGAAGATAACGCCATACTCGCCGCCGCCCACCACCCTCTGAATGCGGCCAATATCGCCCTCTAAGTCCTGAAAGTCAGACTGTGTGGCTGCTGATTGGTCGTAATCCAATTCGTCGTTGAGGGCAGACCACCGCAAGCGGTTGGGGTACTTCGTGCCACCCTCGTCCATGTTCCCCAAAACTATAAACTGATTAACTACACCGATATGGCGAGCCTTAGGCTTCAGTGTGGATGTCGCCAAGTCGGCAAACAGTGCCACCGAATTATCCAACGGGTAGACCTGAAGTGGGTTCTCAATGCTCGCCGCAACGCACTTATTGTTGAAGGCGACGAACTCAACGCTTTGATCCACCGATACCGTATATCCGCCCGACTTAGAAACGTCGGTGACACCTCCGTCGCGGACTATGTAAAGTTTAGTCGCGTCTGCAACGAAGGTCTGCGAGGCCCCCTCCACCGTATTGGTTACTGAGAAGGCACCTTGTGCGCGCCCCGTTAAGGCCGTCGATATAGCGGAGCCTAAGTTCGGTTGAGGCTTGTACGAGGTGAAGAACGGCTGGACCCCGCTGGCAATCGTTGACCCAGGATTAGCAAAGTCAGGGAGGTCCGGGGTGAACTCGCCAAAAGGAATCGTTACCATTATCTAACCCCTGAGATGGGGCGCGCACGGAGGGCCTGACTGCCCGTTCTGTCCGCCCTACTGCTCTTCTTCTTCGACTTCAAAGCCTCACGGTACAAGAGGCCGTACTTCTCTGCGAGCCTGTCGTTGTCCAAGAAGATCGCTGCCTCAAGCGTTCCGGCGTACAGATACAGATTGGGATTCGATGTCAGCAACGCTGACGGGTCGGTCGTCGCCAAGGCTATAAGGGAGTAAATCAGCGCCTTGCCTGTATACGTCGCATCAGGGGTCGGCCCGAAGACGAAGTTCTCACCCTCAATCGTGAAGGCAATGGGGCGGGACACTTGCGAGGACGCATATGTTGACCAGAACACATCCGGCGTTAGATAGGTCAGCAAAAGGGTGGGGGAAGTGTTCAAGTAGAACCGTCTGATCCCAACGTATCCTGTGGGCAGAGATGCGGTCTGGGCACTAATGGTCACATCAACTGCGGTTTCCATCTCTCGGACCATCAAGTCTTCACGCAACCGCGTCTCAGCAAGGTCGATAAACCCCTGAATCGTGGCAGAACTGATGTCGGAACGGTGCAAGTTGGCTTCAATCTCCGTCTGAAGCGTTGAGTAGTTGGTAATCGCTGCCATTAGACAGTCCCCTCAGTGGTCTTCAAATAGGCCCAATCAGGGTCATTCAGCTTGCCAAGCAGGTACTTCTCCTGCGCCTTTGAGTCCATCTGCATGAAGTCAATCCCGTCCATGCTATTCCACAGGGTAATAACATTCCAAGGAATGGACCCAATGTGGTGCATTGTTCCACCGTCACTCATGGTGGAGTCCTCACGCAACAGTTTGTTCCGCGCCAACACAGGCTCAATGTCCTGTTGAGAGTGGATAACAACAGTGTCGCCGTCCTGCTCAACAGAGGTGCGGATGACCCCGTTGTCGTTGACAAGCCTCATTACATCTCCAAGGGACAGATGTTAATGCGGCCAACGGCTGATACACGAAGATGACTGATTTCAGCAGCATCGCCGTAGCCACTGACATTCAAAACAATGCCGCCGCTCTCGGGCGTGACGATGATCCCCGTTCCGACCGCGACGACAGTGCCGCCTGCTGAGATGGGCAGAACCCAAGTGTCCTCTGATACCGTAATTAGGACTGTACGGGCTTGTGCGCCCGACGCATCGTCTGGAATTGCCGTGTCCACAGCAGAGGTAGTTGTTGCTACCCCGGTGCCGCCGCCGGGCTTTAGCGTAAGTGGACGCAGTGCTGACATCGAACTCATAGTTCCATCTCCTGTTTCAATCGTTGAACTTCACCGACATGCGGTGCATAGCGGAGAAGCCACTGATAAATTTCTCCACATTCTTCCTCGCACCGGCCAACCCTCGAAAGGTATCCAATGCGATCTAAGAGTAATTGAGGGTGCCCCGGCATGGCCGACTTGGAAATCTGCCACATACCCTCTGCAAGATCGTAGTTGATCTGAGCCGGAACCGTCGTCTGAAGGCGGACCAAGTATCGGAACATGATCTGCCGAGTTAAGAGGTCAGCAGGGAACCAGTTGTAGGCGTGGACGATTTCAACCAAGGCCCTCTGAGGGTCTATATCCACAATATTATCGGCACGCTCGTAGAACCAATTCCCCATAGCCATGAAGAAGGCTGTCACTAAGGCCGCTGCCGAGAAGGTCGCCCCTATGCTTTTAATTGCCCACTGTTTAGGGACATTCTCAGCATAGCGCGGAGTGAGCATGGCAAAGCCAAGGACCACCAAAGCACCCGTTCCAGGGTGCTGAAGCGGGGACTCAAAGAAGGCCAGGGCAGCAGCGATAACCAAGGCGGCTGTAGCAACGGGGGGTCGTTCGCCAAGGGAACGGACCTGCCATACAAAAAATCCTGCGAGAGCAAGGCCAATGGTCCCGAGTTCAGCCAAGACCTGAAGGTACTCGTTGTGAGCCGCAACAGCCCACATTTGGGCATTAAAGAACTGCTCTAAGCCGAACGGAGAGGCCGTCTCGTACCAAGGATAAAGGTAGTTGAAGCTGCCAAGGCCGTGACCCCATAGAGGGGCGTCAGTCCACATAACCAGGGTGTCAGTCCACATGTCCACCCGGAACCACAGAGAGTCCCCTGTGTAGTACGACAACACCCCCGCAACGCCCGCTAAGGCCCCTACAAGAGCGATTAGACGATTCCATCTCCACAGTCCCCACAGAAGGATAGCGCCAAGGGCTACCCACTCTAGAAGACTCTCGTTGAACCAAAGCAAATATGTCAGAACTAAGGCTGCAATCGGCCAATATATCCGCCGAACCAACAGGAACGGCAGGGCGACTAGCAGATATTCGGTAGTGAAATTTTCGTTCTGAAAAGACCCGTATAGCGCAACAAACAACATGCCAAGCGTGCCAAGCACACCTAGCGGGACCACCCAGTCAGGTACTTCTATCCGCCTCAGGCCAATGAACAGCAAGGCTAGTGTAGTAATCTTCAGGCCCCATACAGCACCCCACATAGGGTCCGGCGACCACAGAAGAGACACCCACGCCCAGGCCACAAAGGCCAAGGCAGAGAGATCGATACGATCAATTCTGATGGGGAGGAAGGCTAGGAAGCCTACGGAGACGAATAGCACCGCCCACTTCGCTATATCACCCGCAAAGAAGGGGACGTAGGCGATGGAAAGGAAGAGGGCCAGAGCAGCAAACGCCACCCTGGCCCTCAGGGTCACACCATGAATCTTACTACTCTACGTCAATGCAGATGGTGATTTCAAGTCTCGCAGAAGTCTGAGACAAGCCATCCGTACCAATGGTGATAAGCGTGGACCGACCAATGGTGCCACCGGCATCATCAGCAAAGTCCAACAAGTCGATGTCACCAGCCCCCGAACTTGAGTTGGCGATGGTGAGGTAGCCAATCACGCTGCCAGCGGCAGGAGTGCCGGTAGCAACAGCGAGTATGGAGTCCTTGGAGGTAATCGCACCACCAAGCACTGTCTCAACATAGGCAATAGCGCCCGTAACGGGGGATGCTAAATACCAAGATGACCCAGGAGCAGAGACATCCAAGATGGCTCCAGTCCCACACCAACGGTTTAACTTCATCAGCTTGTCGCCAATGTTCGCTTGCCCGTCCAACAACCAAACATCGTTATCTGCTTCAAAGTGCAGAATATCGACTTGAGTTGCCTCGTTGCGAATGACAAACGTGCCATCCATAAGCGATTGACGGGTGAATTGAGCCAGAGCAGAGGTGCCGACCGCAGCCAACACCAACACTCCAAGCCAAGTCGTTAAGGTCTTGAGAGGCGTTTTCATGTTCAGTCCTCCTTTCAGACCTATGCCGTGTTCAGATCAGCGATCAGACCGTTATGCTGTTCTGCGCGACTTTCCAAGGCGTATTCGACGATGATCTGCCGACGCTCTGAATCGCCATCCTTCGCAAGAGGAACCGAATGGAACGGGCGCAATATAGCCATCGCCCAACGATCCTTCTCCAAAACCCACACATCACGGGCACGCTGGAAACGATTCGGGATGATTTTAAGCATTCCCCAATCTGACCAGTAAATGTCCACGACGGCGAACAAGGTCTTGTCTTTGACCTCATGGTCTTTGTTGGCCCCGCCCGTGAAGGACGAGAATGTACGCCGGTTGAATGCACCTGCCATGATGCAGTCAGGATCGCCGCCCTCGGTGTAGATGCTCTGCAAAACAGTCTGCAAGAGCGATTCCGTGAAGGCACGCTGTGTGCCGTCAGTGCGAGCGTCCGTACCGTCGCCGGTCGGAGAAGCACCTGAACCACCGCCGAAGCTGTCGTTGGTTGCGATCCAAGCACCAAGACCCGCAGATTTGCGAGCAGTGGTGCCGTTACCGGCCACGCGAGCCACGTTGGAGGTCATGTCGGTTTCAACGTCACGCTTCAGTTCAGCGGACTTCAGAGACATCTGATAGCCCATTTCACTGTCACGACCGGCAGAAACGACGGCCTCTTGTGTGCCTGTAACCCGAGGAACCTTGTTCGAGATTTGGCAGTAGTTCCCACGCCGAACCGAGGCAGTAGCTGCATCAGTCGTGGCGTCGTCACCTTCAAGAACCGCATTCGCGGCGGCTGCTTCAAGGGCTTGGGTCTGCCATTCGTGGAGGGTTCCACTGGCCTTAACGCGAGGAAGCATCGTGAAAAACGGTGTCTCCTCTGGGCTGACCAACGTAATGATCTCCGTCAAGTCCTCCCGGTTGCCTACCGCGAGGTAGGTCGTAAACGCATTTGTTGCGAGTGTCATGTCATCCTCATTATTTACTGCGACTGATGGATGCAGTGAACGCTGCCGCAGCATCGTCCAATGAACCCGTCTTACGCAATTGTGCCACCGTGGCAGACTTGGACACTTGATTCGCGCTCCGAGGTGTAGGCATCTTTCCAGGCTTAGAGAACTTGGGTATCCGTTTTGATACCTTCTTTGCCTCCGTCCCTTCATGAATCCTATCGTACTCAGCCGCCTTCCATGCAACCTCAAACATCCGGTGATCCCGGAGTTGACCCATCTCTTCGTCATTGAACCCTGCTCTGTGCATGGCGTCGTTGACATCCTTCTGGACCTCAAGGAACTTCGCTTTGCTCCCCCATGAGGGTTGCCGGTCCACCAACTTCACATACTCAGCAGCAACCCGTTGCTCTACTTGAGCGTCGGACTCTTGCTGCCCCATCTGTTGCATCTGGAGGATCGAACTTTGGTCGGCGGTAAACTTACGCGCCCTGGATTCCCACTGCTCTTTCTGAGCCATGTACCTTGAAGGGTCATACCTATCGAGATCGTTTTCGTTAAGCATGGCCTTGTCAGGAGGGGCACCAAGGAACCCATTGCGGAAATGTTGGAACATCTCCGCTAGGGCGTTGACCTGTGCCTGCCGCTCATTTGAAAACGAATCACGCTCCTCCGAAAAGGACCGCTTTTCGTCAGCAAGTGCGCTGGTTTTCTGCTTGTAATCAGTCAAGCGCAGGTGGCCGTCGATAGCGTCTGACAGTTTGACTTGCACCGGCTTACCATTCTGAGTGACGTTGACGGTCAAGTTGGTCAAGTCGTCTTTCGACAAGTCCAACGTGGTCGCCAGTTCCTCAATGGTGCCGGGAAGTTCTGCACTTTCGCTTTCGGGTTCTGCTTCTACAACTTCTTCAGCAGGTTCGGCTTCGGTTGGCGCTTCCTCTGCGACTTCCTCGGTCGAGTCCAGCATTTCTAGTTCGGGTTCCGTTTCCGGGTGGCCCAAATCCGCGTTAGCGGATGGTTCGTCCTGAAGTTCCGGTTGGGTGGCTTCAGGGCCTTCGCCGATTAACTTGGCGAACATTACGCCAGCTTCTTCGTGTGAGACGGGTCCCTGTTCAGGGGTAGCCGCTACCTCATCAGTCATACTTTATTCTCCTGCGGGTTCCAAAGGATGGGTGGCCCGCTTAATGGACATTTCCAACTCAGCGTCCTTAACGCCCCGTGCGGTCTTCTCAATGAAAAGGCGCAAGCGACGGTAAAGCTGATTGGTTATCCAAACTGTGTGAGCGTCCTCCGGGGTCATATTGACCTGATCGAAGGACTTTTTGATTGCTACCTCGATTTTCTCGAAAGACTCAAGCAGCAACGGATTGGCAAGAAGTTCCTCAGCCTCACGGCCTCTGGTTCGCTTCTTTTGTAGGGAGTCCTCGTCCACTAGGCAGCGGACCCTTCACGCGGGGAAACACGATGCATACCTTTGGGCATGGGCGTCTCTCCGCCGACGTTCAAAGACTCGGTGGTTACGTCACTGGCGGTGTTTGAGCCAGACCGGCGCTTGTCGCTGCCAACCGGCTTGGAATTTTTGCCGCCACCTTTTCCATATTTTGCATACTTCGCCATATCTACTCTCCTTGCGACTCGATTACACCCAATGAACAGTAGCCGCAACTATTCATCGGCAAAAACAAACGCCATCAGGGCGAATGCTCCATTCTCTTCATTCCATGCAGAATCAACGATGGAGCCCATCCCAGCCTAGGGAGGAAGACTGTGGACTCAAAGTTCCAAGGACGAACTCCACCGACTCGTTAGCGCCGAAGCTAATGCCTTCGACTTCAACGCCGGTCAGTTTTCCGTCGTCGTCTCGCTCATGTTTACCGTAATGTTCTGTGGTGTGATCTCAGGGGAGTTATCAATAGTCTCCCTAACCTCATGGTGGACTTGGAACTCAGCGCGAGTAATATCAGCCTTCTGCTCTGCCTCAAATCGCTCAATGGCAATCTTGGCTTCAACTTCCCTCTCATCACGGATTATCTGAGCGTCCAACTCCCGGTTCTTTCGAGCGTTCTCTTCCTGAGACTCACGCTCCTTGCGGGCTTGGTCTGCCTGAGCAATCTCCCGTTTCAAGGCTAGATCAGCCGCAGCGGCCTCTGTCTTCTGCTGTTGCTCGATCTGTGCAGACTGCTGCTTCATCTGCATCTCAGCCTGCGTCTGTTGTTGTTTGGCCTGCATCTCGGCCTGGGCCATCTGCATCTTGCCCTGAGCCTCAATCGCCTTCGGGTCTTCCTTCGGCGGAGGTTGCTGCGAACCCTCTTCAGTATCAGGGTCGGCAAAGTAACGCTCGACGGTCTTGCCGCCAGTCTCAACCATGTCCTTCAAGGCAGAGTAAACATGCTTTGGGTGGACCATGCCGCCAAAACCGCCCTGCATTTGAAGAATCTGCTGCTGAATCTGCATCGTCTGTTGGGCAAAGACCGCTTTCTCCTGCTTCGCGCCAGTTCCTAGACCAACATGGATTTCCATGTCCATCCGGCGCTTGAAGCCGCTTGGCTCAATATCAATCCACTTCCCTCTCAGGCGGACAGTCTCAGCCTTCCCCACTTCGGAATGGCGGCGAACCGTGTCGTGCATCTGAGAGAATAACTTCTTCACGCCCTCTGCAAAGAGGCGAGCAACGAGTTCAATCCGCTGTTCCGCAGCGTTCTGAATAGCCGCAATGCCTGTCGCCGTCTTGTTCAACGAATTAGCGTCAAGACCCTGATTGTAACGGGTCACGCCCGAACGATTCTCTTTCTCCCCATCAAGAAGTTCGATGAAGGCAAAGAGGTCAGGCATAATGCCCTGAACCGGAATCTCGCGGACCATTCCAGGGTTTGCAGTCCTAACCAAACTCCCCGGACCCCGATTTAGGAGGTCGGCAATGGTGTCGTCGCCAATCGCGGCTTCGGGCACCTCAATCATCTGATTGTTGGTCAGATAGAGATTATTCAAGGCTCCCCGGAGAAGAATCGACTTGATGATCTGAAGGTCTTCCATGATGTCTGCCATGGAAAACCCGAAGAACTTGTGCGTTTGCGGTATCGGAGAGATGTCTACAATCGGAACAGGGCCGTCCCATTCCTCATTATCCAAGATGGTGTCTGCGTAATTCCCGCCGACGATAATCCGGCGACGTTCCGCGATGCCATCGTTGTCCCAGTCAACCTTAAAGTAGCATTTGGTTATCCATACTTCCCTTGAGGTTTCGTCACCCTCTTGGCCACGCCCATAAGTGGAGTCCTCGTCTTGGTCAAACCGCGCTGTGCGCTCCTCGTTCAGCTCTTGATAGGAATATGTCGGGAGGCCGCGAACCAAGTCTGCGTCGTAACCCTCTGCGATTAACTCAGAAACCGTCTTGCGCTCACGAATTGCTACTAAGTTTGCATCTTCAATGTCAACTGCGCGCTCAGAAATCAGAAATTGGTCGGGAGGAAATACCTTCCACACCATCTTGCCCTCGTTGTATGTGTGAGCAACGGTGATGTCGTGGAGCTTTACCTCTTCACCTTCTGGAACCCCATCCATCAGGAGGGGCTCCTTGCGAGTGGTCTTCTCACGAAGTTCAAGGTCATCGTCTGCCTTGATCTGCATAAGAGCGACTTCAAGCATCTCGTCGGTAAGGCCCTCCATATGCTCCTTCTCAACGCGAGGAGTCTCGTCCCACCAATAAGTCGCAATTCCGTTCTTCAAGAGCAAAGCGTCCTTGAACCATGTGTACATGTTCTTGAAGCCTTCGTTCTGCTTCATAATCACATGGTCCATGTAGTCGGACTCTTGCTCCGCAGCGTCTACATCCTCCGGCCCTACAGGGCTGAAAGTGACGGTCTTGTCCCCGCCAGTGAACATCTTCATCAACGCGGGCATCATCCACTCAACCGTCTCAAAAACATCCCTTGAGACGACAGAGGACCACCCATCAGGGCCTTGGTTCAGTTCCCCGACGTTAGGATTGCCCTTGTACAAGTCGATGGCCTTGGAACGCTGTGTGGTGATCGTACCGCCAACGTGACCAATGGCCCGGTAAATCTCCGAATGAAGCAGACCCCTTAGGGCGTCTTCGTCAATCTTTGGGTCTTTGTTATTCGGAGTGTATTTGCCCATTATCCGCCCCTAGTAAGCCTTTCCGCCTCAGAATAGGCAGATTCTTTGTCGAGGTCCCTCAAGTCAGGCATGTACGAGCCATCCTTGGTCACACCCCACTTCCCGAAGCCTCGGTGCTTCGGTCGGTATTCGATGTTTGGGTTTCCGCGAGGGCCCTTGGCCTCATACGGAGCGCCTTGACCCTCAACCATCACCGTGTCCCCAGGAAGAACCATTCCATCGAAAGCAACGTGAGGATCAGGTGTGTCTCCATGAGGGAGGGGGATGTAGTTACCCGGCGTCGGACTCTCCAAGGCACTGACACGCGCCTCAACGTCCTCAATCCGCTTAATCATGGCGAGCTGCGCTTGCAGACTCATTCCCATTACATTTCGGCCTTCGCGTTGCCCGAAGCCTTTTTGACCTTCACGGGCTTCGGTGCATGATAGCTGTCGATGGCACGCTGAATGTCGGGGGTGATCTCGACCATGTTGATTTCAGAGGCACTTGCCATGCCTTGAATCGCGGCCTGTACATCGCCCACCGTGCGGTAGACTTTCGGTTCGGCCTGTTCCTCTTTAGTCATTTCTTTCTCCTGTAGGCTTTGAGGATTTTCCTCCTCGGTTGACCCAATGCGGGCCGGGTATACGAAGTCTTTATCTTGGGCAGCTTGATCTGCCTCGGAACCCTAGACAATGTTGATCGGCCTGTATGGGAGGGGGCCTGAACCACTCGATTTTCCGCCCTTGCCAAAGACAGTTCCAGTGCGAAAGGCGTCCGCAGGGTGGCTTGTCCAATCGTGATGGGGCCTGTCCTTGAACATTGCGTTCCTCGCGTCCCATTCCTTGCAATATTGGCGCAGCGCCTCTAATCCGTGGTCCGTCGCATCTCTGTCGAACCAACACCTGCCCAAGACATTCCGAACAGCTTCAATGCCGTCCTCAACCGAAATCTTAGGGGCAACCTTGAAATTGATGCCCAAGTTCCTTGCAACGTCAATTCTCGCCTTGCCCGTTCCCAATTCTCGAGCCCTGATGTCGTGCGGGGCAATGTGAGCCGAGTAATTATATTTCTTCTCAGACGCTCTTTGTGAAAGAACCGAGGCGTAGTGGGCTAATCCTTCACCAGAAGTCTCATAATAGTCGATGAGGTGTATTTCACGGCCAACATACTGAACAAACCAAATCGCGGTAGAATCCCCAATCCCAATGTCCCACCATGTCTCCACAGGATGCTCAGGGTCATGAGGAACCCCACAAACCCGTCCGTCTTCGAGCGCCTCAGCCATCTGCGGACCATAATATGCCCCATGTAGCGCGGCATCGAAGGAGCAGAAGTACTCCTGCGCGATTAAGTCAGGAGACATCCCCTCTAGGCGCTCCTTCTCAATTTCTTCAGGGGAAAGCATCCCTGTGTCATCAACAGTCAGAACCTCAGAAAACCAATCAGGATTCCGGTTCGCCACCTTCATCAAATCATACCCGTGGTTTCTGCCACGCGGCGTGTAAATGAAGACCGCCCAACCCCCGTTCTCCTTCAAGATAGGGCGAATAAATTCCCATGCTTGAGGATCAGTAAGTGACCATTCCGAAAAGACTACTCCGACAGGATTAGAGCCAACCAAACTATCGTAATTGTCAGAGCCAGTAACTTGCCAAATTGATCCATTATGGAATTCAATCTTCATGTCGTCGTTGCGAATGCCCTTGATCGTCGCAGGCTCAAAGGTATCCAACTTCTTCGTGCCGTCCTTGTAAATCCCCTCCCAAATGACCTTCCTACCCTGCTGTAAGGTAGGTAGCATATGCCAATACGTCCCAACACGGTCAAAAAGGGCCTCGTGGGTCCAATTCATTACCGTCATGTCCTTGCCTGCTCGACGGTGCCAAACCCCTAAAGCACGCTTCCCGCCATTCGCTAAATAAGCGTAAAGCGGGATTTGATAGGGCCGGGGCTTCCAACTCGGCTTCAGTGTTAATTCTGTCATCTTAGCAGCATCTAATAAAGCCGGTCAGTGGACACAATAAAACTTCAACCAGCCAGATACTCAAAGTTACCTGACGCTGACGAACCGAAGTGTCAGCACCGTACCGGGTAAAAGGAACGACCAGGGGAAGAACCTCGTCGGCTACCACTAACTTCTCACAC